TTATCTTCTTCTCCATTTGAAAATCCATTTGAAAAAGCTTTTGTACCATTTTTCTTTTTCCTTAATTCCATTAAAGAGAATACTTATAAGTGTAGCTTTGTTTTCAAATATTTTTTTTCGTACTAAATTGTATTCTACATTTTCGTAACTATCTATACTTTCTGAACATAAATCTTGTAGGTCGTTAAGTACTTCTTCAATTTGAGTTGCTAATTCAGATTCATAAGATTGCACAATAGTAACAAAATTGTCAAAGAAATCGCTTTTTATTTTTTTTAAAACTCTATTTGTTGTAGCTTTTTGAGCTGCTATTCTTCCTGGTCTTGTTATTGCTCTTAGATTATCAAGTTCATTGATTAATCTATCTGAGATATTATTATAGAATTCATTTATCCCATTTAAATTTGGTTGAACTATAATTGTAATGAACCAGTTTTGTTTGATAGCAATCCTTTTATCTTTATTAGATTTTTTGTTTTGTATATTAAATATGACTAATGTACAAATTAATGCAACTGTAGAAATAAGATTGGCGTAAGAGTCTTTTCCAATCATATTTTCTACCTCTTTAAAAACATCTTCTTTTTTCACCAAATATACGCTATCTAATGGTTGGTATGTAAGAAGCATTGTTTTATTATTTGTGGTGTCCTTTAATATCGGTATAAAAGAAAAGCTATCCATGCTATTATTATTTTATTCTATTATATTCATTTTTTGCTTGTCTTTCATTGTCTGAAATATCTTCTCTGAGGCATTCGACAATTGAAGGATTTCTATCATCAAATATTATGGTGTATTTTCTTTTGAACCCTTCAATTCCTCCTAGATTCTTTATGCTGTCATAAAACAATCCAAGATAAAATGATGGGTTGAATGATGTTGTACCTTCAGGTATGTGTACCTCATAAGTTTCATTGTCTTTATCATATCTTCCTAGCCCAAGTTCTTCTCGCACTTGACGCCCCTGTGGTCTCCCAGTAAAAATTGTACTGTTACGGCCTCTATGAGATTGAGTCAATCTTATTGTTTTCATATCTTATTATTTTAATACTTTATCAAAATATTTCTTGTTTAGATATATTTTTACCTCAAGAAATGTACCTGGAAAATACTCTTGCATGTGTTTGAGATAGCTTTCTTCTGGTAATAAAGATATATCATTTTCTCTATTCAATGATAGAATGTAGTTATTATCCTTGAAATATGGACCAACTTCATTATCGCAATGTACACATGTTTTTCCTGATATAATGTTCAGATGTGGTTTATAGTCTGGATTTTCTTTTCCAAATGACCCCAGTGTAATAAATGCTCTAATGAAATTCATTGTTCCATGTCCTCTACTTTCATCTTCGTATTTTAAACGGCTTACTCCATCTTGCAAGCTATATAGGGTGTATAAATCATCTTTACTAAGTTTTGAATGTTGTTTCTCTTGTATCTTTGCATGAACATCGTACCATTTTTTTATTGTTTGCATCATGGAATGGTTTCTCTTTTCGTTCTTGTAAATGCCTTCAGAGATAGAAAAACCTAAATTAAGAATACCTAAATTGAGTTCTATTATAGGTTCACCATCGTTAATCTCTTTGAATGATACTCCGTCTATGTACCATTCATTGTGTACGCTGTGATCCTCGGCATTATTAAAAATCTCAGAAAGTAGTTTGTCAATTTTATTTATTCCGTTTATATTTAATTCTGCTTCAGATTGAACTAAGGATTGATTTATGAAATCTCTGACTTTAGTGCAGATTGAGCCTTTTGTATTTTCCTTGTAATAGGTTCTTTTCGCCCAATTTGTCATGAGACCAAGGTATAAAAAGCCTTCTTCAGGCTTTGCGTCCTTTAGTTCATTTTCTTCTATTTTGTTTGTTATTTTTAAAGCAAACAAAGACCGGTTAAGTTTATTACATTCCGATTTCTTGTATTTAATTTGCTTATCTGTATAATTGTAAAATGTTGAATTGTATCTATTTGTCGTAAGTTGCAGTTCTCTTATTATAATTTTTAAAAGCATAGCGTTTGTTATGTCTATCCTCTCACAAATTTTGAAATCAACAATAGTTGTTGTGTCTGTAAGAAGATAAGATGATAGTAAGAATTTGAAAAATGTGATACTATCATCACTGTTTTCTTCGAATGAAAAAATTTTTGGAACAGTCAGTGTGTCTGCTATGTATTTAGTAGAGATAAAACCTTTCTTTCTGAAAAAAGCAATAAGATTTGTTTGTACTTTTATATTAGTACGTGGAAACACTCCAACTGCTGCCTTTTTTCTTTGTTTATATTCCCTGAGTTTACGTCTTCGTTTGTAAACTTTTAATTCTAAAATTCTTTCTTTTTTCATTTTACTTTTGTGTTTAGTGTTTATTGTTGTAGAATATTGTCGTATGTGGAACTATATTTATAACATAAATTATTAATTATCTTGTTGCTAACTTGTGCTATGTATTATATACTATGCCAATTATAATGGATATGACAGCCATTATCACATAGCTATTGCCAACTGCTTGTTTTTCCTTTGCTTCTTCTTCGGATGATTTTACTTTAATCTCTAACTTTTTGTTAGTGTATCCTACCAGTCTTTCTCCATTTCTGTATCTCCTGTCTGGCTTATATACTGCAACAGAAGCTATTTTTTGCATTTTAATCTCGTTTTTGTCTATGATTTTGCTAACACCTTTGCAAAGCAATATCACGGATGGTATTGCAGCGAGTATTGGTAAACCCTTAAATAAAATTGCCAGCCAAAATGTGCTGAATATGAAATACAATATTTTGACTATCCAGTGAGTTTGGCTGTAAACAGGTGTGTAGCCATCTTTTATTGCTTTCTCTCTGACTTCATCAGGTGAAACTTCTTTGTAAATTACTTCTTCATTATTCGTATATTGAGAAGACGTATTTCTATATGGAGTGGAGTGGGCATCACCGTATATCTGATTGCTTATAATCTTTCCACCATCTCGGCCAACTTGGTTTACAGCAGATCTGATGAAACCTTTAGCGAGGTTTTGAATAAAATTTCCCATATTATCCTATCTTACGTTCATTATTAACTATTATCAGTTCCGCTTCCAGTTCCTTGATTCTTCTCTGCAGGTTGTTGATGGTGTCCTGCTGGAAGGCTATTGTGTCAATCAGCTTGCTTAATCTGTCGTTTTCGTTTGAAGCAGTTGGCTGTTCAGATGTCAGCAGCATTTCTCCATTACCGCGAAGAAGCCATTCTGCCGAAAGGTTGTCAAATGACGACAAGGTTTTGTTTATAAGTTCCAAGTCTATTGTTGTTCTTCTACCGGTAAGGTAATTATTCAATGTTGAATAGTTAAAATCTATTCTTATGGCAAACGCTCTGGGTGTTAAACCGTTGATTGATATGAATTCTTTTATTCTTTCTAAAATATTTGTCATAGTTCTTTCTACATAAACGTTAAATATAGTCAAATGACGATATAAAAATATTCACATGTTTGTATATATCGTCAAATAGCGATACCTTTGCAATACAATCAATCACACATACAAAAATAGAAATTAAAACGAATAATTGAAAATGAAAACTGATGAATTTTTCTACGAAAATGAAGCTGAAAGTCTTAAAGCTGACATCGAAAAAGTAAAGTCTATGACAGAAGAAGAGATGCAATCTTACTTCAATACAGACGACAGCAAGGAAGATTTCATAAGTTTTCTTGAAGATGAACTCAAAGTTGCTGAAAGCCACATTGAAAATGATGATGATTTCAGCAGCGTTGACCCCGGCTTTGCAAGTGAAGCCGATTATTTGAGATACAAATTTGCGTAATAAAAACCTCACTAAAAGTCAAAACCATTATGGAAATTAAACCAACCAAGTATCAGCCAGGACAGAAAGTCTGGACACTTATAGGAATGAAGGCTGAAGAGAAAACAATCAAGGGGATAAGTATCTCTGTGGATTCCAATGGAGTACAGAAGAACTACTATTACATGGTGGTTCCTAAAGGAAAGGAATTCTCCAATGAATCATTTGTAACTTATTCCGAGAAAGAACTTTTCACTTCCAAGGAAGAGATGAGAATGAGTATTTTCGGTGATTGACAAATCAAATCCCGGTGTGGCCTGACCGCCTATCCGGGAACAATAGAGAAGAGTTCCTTGACATCTTTTGGCTGACGGACATACTGGTATGGTATAGTAATTCACCGTGGATAACGGGCGGTCCGACAGAGTGTAGAATTGTAGCAATTCGGCCTATTGTAATAGGTTTTACGATATGATATAGCTGGAGTAGCTTAACGGTAGAGCGCAACACTGGGTTATAAAAAATAGATGAATGCAATAATGATTATCGTTGATGCAAGGGTTCGACTCCCTTCTCCAGTTCTATTCCGAGGTTGTTTAATGGCAGAACGGCACCAGTCTGAGGGCATAAAGATTTTTGGTGCAGGTGGCGGTTCGAATCCGTCTCTCGGAGCGAATTAAAATTAAGTTGTTATGAGAATTTTGTCATATATCTGGTTTGCCATATTGTCTTTTAAAATACTGGCACCGTTTATCTTGTCATTGGCCGTAACATCCTGCTCTTTGGGCTTGTTGTACAGCGCACTTTCTACTCAGGGAAAGTTGCAGGGATTCTGGACGCTTGTGTGCGTAATATTTGTTGTGTGTTCGTTTAACTTGAATGTTGTAACGTGGAAGGAGATATGGAAAAAGTAGTTGAAAGAAAACCTGTTATTGCTACCCTTCGTAACATGAAGGTTGGCAGTGATGAGGTGTTCAATATTGACCAGAAGATTACGGTCATGAATACGATAACTTGCCGTCTTGATAAGGAGAGACGTAATGGTATGAAATGGACTTGCATTTCAGATCGTGAAAAGGGAGTAATAATTGTAACGCGTGTTAGCTGATGGTGTTCGAATTAAATGGGAAGTTTATGACTACAATATTGTCAGATAATACAGCAGGAATGATTCTTGAGAACATACTTCTTGCAATGGAAGGAATAAAGTTCAGCAAGTCTCAGGCATCAGGAATAGTCGGTTCCGAGAACCGGTTGGAAAAGCTTGTTGAGAGCGGTAAGATACGTGCTGAGAAGAAGGCAGATTGTCAGAACGGAAAATGGTTCTGCAATGGTGCTGATGTGTTAAGGTACTGTTCGTACAAGAAGAGACATAAAAAAAGGAACAAGTCTAAAAGCCTGTGAAGGTGGTTATTTTCTACATAAATGTTTACGTTTTAATTTCTTGGTGTACGGACTGGCTTGTGAAAGTCGTCCGTACTATTTTTTCTGGGCACTTGTTCTAATGGTAGAACATCGGCATAATTCCATTCCATGTTTGTTTGTTAGTGTTAGAAATCTCTATTGTTGGTCGAAGATGCGGGTTCGATTCCCGTAGTGCCCACAATTTACATCGTGTTCCGGTGTGTGTTTTTCATAGTCATTTTAGTCCGAAAGCCTATTCGGGGTTACGCCAATGGCACCGTGTCGGAACTTCGGACTCTATGGTATCGTGGCGGAATTGGTAGACGCGTCTCAAAGTGAGATGGCATAAGGTTGAGAGTGGCCATGTTAAAGCCTTTGTAAGTCCTTGCAGGTTCGATTCCTGCCGGTACCACAAACCTTTGAAAGAAATCCGTTATTGAATCCGAAAGTAGGGCGAAGATAGCGCAGGGTTTCATCCGCGCGGCATCGGTTAGCCGTTGACTCTATCTGAAAGGTAACGCGAAATCGGAAAGGATTGATTGTGTGTGATGTGCCCTGGGGAATACGCCCTAGGGTTTTATTTATCATAATGAGAACAAAGGTTAAGGCGTAAAAATGGCGAAGTTTCGGATTGCAAAACTTGACTATCTGAACTACCTTTACAGATGTAAAGAACTAAAAGTCAAACCATTAATATTAAAATTATGGCTGAAAGAAAAGCTAAAACAGACGTTCCTGAAAAAGATAATCAGGAAGAAAAACAGGAAGAAAAAGAAGTGCAACAGACACTTTCTGACAAAATTGTGAACATAAGAACCCTGAGAGCAAACGAGATTGAATGCCGAATAGGTACAATCAATGAGAAAGGATGCACATTGTTGCTGTACAAGGATGCCCGTGTGGATATGAGACTTCTTGATGAGGTGTTTGGACCAATGAACTGGAAGAGAGACCACGAAGTTGTGAACGGAAACCTATTCTGTACCATATCAATCTATGATGAAAAGAAAAAGGAATGGGTGAGCAAGCAGGATGTCGGAACTGAATCCAATACGGAAAAGGAGAAAGGTCAGGCTTCCGATGCATTCAAGCGTGCCGGATTCAACTGGGGGATTGGTCGAGAACTTTACTCGGCACCTTTTATTTGGGTAAAACTTGAATCAAACGAAATCTTTAAGAGCACTTCGGGAAAATGTTCTACTTATACTAAGTTCTCTGTAAGTGAGATTGAGTATGACGAGAACAGAGAGGTTAGTAAATGTATCATTGTAGACAACAATGGTGTGATAAGATACCAGTTCCCTATGCCAAAGGAAAAGAAGTCTGAAAAGACTCAGCAAAATTCAAGTGTATTTTCCGGTAAACAGCTAAAGGAAGCGATTGATGAAGTAAGGGTATGTAAGAGTCGAGCCGAAGTTAATGCTGTGTGGAAAAAATACGCTGCTATGCAAAACAATCTTGAGTTTAAGAACGAGATTCAAACAATGTGTAAAAGATTTCCAAAATGATAGAGTTAGTTAAGTCAGGTGTGGTTTTCAATGAAGAGAACCACACCTATTTCCTGGGCGACAAGCAGCTTTCAGGAATAACGGGAATGATTAAGAGACAGTTGTTCCCGGATAAGTATAAGGATGTTCCTCAGTTCGTCTTAGAAAGGGCTGCAGAAAGGGGAACAAAGGTTCATCATGACTGCCAGTTTGCAGACGTTACAGGATTTGAGCCTGAAAGCCAGGAGGCAGTCAGTTATATTATGATACGTACTGGTGCCGGTTATTCTGCACTTGACAATGAATACACTGTATCAGATGAAGAGCACTTCGCTTCAAACATTGATTGTGTCTGGGAGAAGGATGGCACTATAGCACTTGCCGACATCAAGACAACGTATAAGCCTGATATTGAATACCTCGAATGGCAGTTGTCAATATATGCGTACCTGTTCGAAAAGCAGAATCCTGAGCTGAAGGTTTCTAAACTGTACGGTGTATGGCTTTACAATGAAAAGTCAGAGCTTATTCCACTTGTCCGGAAACCTGACGTGGAGGTCAAAAGGCTGTTGCAGTGTGAGATTGATGGAACACGTTACCTTGATACTGAAACTGCACTTGAACACAAGCAGGATGAAGTACAGCTATTGCCAAAGGACGTGATAAACAAATATCTTGAAGCTGTAGCGGAAGTTGAGAGAATACAGCCGTTCATTGACGGTTTCAAGGATTCGTTGAAACGCGCAATGGTTGAACACGATGTCAAGTCGTGGGACACAGGTGTATTGAAAGCTACCATAACACCTGCAGGAATCAAAAAATCTTTCGACACTAAGAGGTTTCAATCTGAGCATCCCGAGTTGTATAAACAGTACATCAAGGAGACTGAAACTGCTGCATCTATAAGAATCACATTAAGAAAGGAGGAAGAAAATGCTTAATAAGGTAATGCTGATAGGGCATCTTGGAAAGGACCCTGATGTAAGAACGCTTGATTCCGGAACAAAAGTCTGCCAGTTCACACTGGCAACGACGGAAAAGGGATACACGTTGCAGAATGGTACTCAGGTACCGGACAGGACAGAGTGGCACAACATTGTACTATGGAAGGGGCTTGCTGAGGTTGCAGGTAAATATCTTCACAAGGGAGACAAGGTTTTTATCGAAGGTAAAATCAGATCCAGAAGTTATGAAGATAACAGTAAGGTGAAGAGATATATCACAGAGATATTCGCAGATAACATGGAGATTCTTTCCACAACATCTAAGAGTGGTTCACAGAATAATGTTTCTGAAGCTCCATTACCATCAGAGACTCCAAGTGATGATTTACCGTTCTGATTATGGAAGCTACTATAATTAAGAAAGACGGTAAGGCCACCATGGACAAGGATTTCAACTTCATGCTAAGCCTTCTCCGTAATGGTGAATATACTCTTACCATCAAGAGAAAGACTAAGCCCAGGACGCTTGACCAGAACGCGCTCATGTGGATGTGGTTCAGGTGCGTGGGTGGTGCCTTACGTGAGTTCACTGGTGAAGCGTACTGGAGTACAAAGGAAGGGGTGGAAACGATACATGACCTGTATTGTAAGAAATTCCTTACGAAGATGGTTATCACCCCGAAAGGTGAGAGGACGGAACTTGCAAGGGGCACAAAGGGACTTAGCACAATGGAGATGTCACATTTCCTGGATGCCGTCAAGACTGATATAATGACTGAATACGGAATCCAGCTACCGTTACCTACAGACCAATATTATTCGGCATTTGCAGCCGAGTACGAAAACAAATATTAATATGGCAATAATTAAAGATTACGAACCGGAAGAACTGCAATTCGTTCTTCCGGAGGCAGTTCGGGAACAGTTTCCATTGGAACTGCATTTTGAGAACGCTGAGAGTGAGAAAGACATCCTTAAGGCAGTGAATGAACACTTCAATGCTTTGTTCCCTGAGAACGAGATGGCGCTGCGTTACATGGATGATGTGGAGAAATCGGACCTTCGTGGGAAATACTGCAAGCTTGTAGAGCAGGAGCTTCCTGAAGCTGAGAATGCTTTGTTGAACGCTAAGGAGGAAGCCAAACGTATCAAGACGGATGCGGAGGAACGGTTGAATTCATTGAGCAAGCAGATTAAGGATTACGCTGCAAAAGTACAGGAAGGAACGGATGAAAAGAAACTTCCGGCTACAAAGACATTCCGTATCGCTTTGAATGGGTATTTCCTGTATTATTCCATTCTTAACGGTAAGGTCGTACTGGCCAAATCTGAAAAGATTCCATCCTACGATAAATCATCATTGTGGGCTCAGGAAGATAAGAACCGTGTAGCAATGATGGAGCTGTTCGGTCTTGACTTCCCTGCTCCTGAGAAACCTTCTGATGAAGAGTTTGACAAGGAACATGACATGCTTCCAGATAATGATGGTGAAGTTATGGGTGAAGAAGAATTCAATGACGCTGTAGGTGATGAGTAGATTGCAGCATAAGCGTGGCCGCAAGTCCAATTATGCACGTTCTCTTAACAATCCATATTGGGAAAAGGTTGCAAGGAATGTGAGGTTAAGGGATGGGCATAAGTGCAGGATTTGCGGAGCACGCTATCCTTTGGAAGTGCATCACAAGAGATATAAGGTAAATGGTGTTTCAATTGTTGGAAAGGAACTTGAGTACCTTGATTGCCTTGTCACTCTGTGTGCTTCCTGTCACGAAAAAGTTCATAAAGGAATATTAAGTATATGAAGTTTCAATTACGAGATTACCAGCAGAAAGCTAGTAACGCAGCAATATCACACTACAAACTGAAAAACGGTAGAAATTATCTTATGGTATTGCCTACCGGTGCAGGGAAAAGCCTCATCATAGCTGACATAGCAGCAAGGCTGAATGAACCGTTGCTGGTGTTCCAGCCTAACAAGGAAATCCTGGAACAGAACTTCGCAAAGTTGCAGACATACGGAATCTTTGATGCCGGATGCTATTCTGCCTCTGTCAAGAGAAAGGATATAAACAGAATTACCTTCGCCACTATCGGTAGCGTATATAATCACATGGAAGATTTCAAGCATTTCAGGTATATTCTTATTGATGAATGCCATTTGGTTAACCCGACAGAAGGAATGTATGCTGATTTCTTCGCAGCTGCTGAGAGACGTATTATCGGACTTACTGCTACTCCTTACAGATTGTGCAGCACGATGAACGGTTCAATGCTAAAGTTCCTTACGCGTACAAGGCCAAGGGTTTTTTCGGACGTAATTTATTATTGTCAGGTGAGCGAACTGCTTGCAAGAGGATTCCTTACCAAACTGAAGTATTACGACTTGACAAAAATAGAACTTGTGAAAGTCAGAAAGAATTCAACTGGTGCTGACTTCGATGAAGAGAGTCTTTCAGAGGAATTTAAACGTGTTGACCTGTATGGCTATCTGATTAGCATGGTAAGAAGGTTGCTGGCTCCTAAGAGTGGAATACCGAGACGTGGAATACTGGTGTTCACGAGGTTTGTAAAGGAGGCTGAAATGCTAACCAATGAGATACCTGACAGTGCAGTGGTCAGTGGAACGACTCCGAAGAAAGAACGTGAACGGATCTTGTCAGACTTCAAGTCCGGAAAGATAAAGGTTGTTGCAAATTGCGGTGTACTCACTACAGGATTTGATTATCCTGAGCTGGATACAATCGTTCTTTGCCGGCCTACGATGTCACTTGCATTGTACTACCAGATGGTAGGTCGTGTTATCCGGCCATACCCAGGGAAGGAGGGTTGGGTGGTTGACCTGTGTGGAAACATTAAAACATTCGGTAAGGTAGAGGATTTGAGGATTGAGCAGCCTGAAAAAGGTAAATGGATGATAAAGACAAACGGAAAACAATTAACTAATGTAATACTATAGCTTATGTATGTGATAAGAGGACAGATACCAAGTAAGAGTAACTGTTATAAGATAGTAAATGTCGGTGGTCATGCAAAGCTGGCCAAACAGAAGGTTCTTACTGAATATGAAAAGAATTTCTATATCCAGTGTCCGGAACGTGGTAGGATGGTAAAGGGATATTTCAAGCTGAAAGCAAAGATATATTATTCAAGTAACCGACCGGATCTGGACAATTCTCTTAAGATTCTTCTTGATTGCCTGCAGCAGACCAAGACGATTGATAATGACAGATATTGTGTTCAAATAGACATTCAGAAGTTTATCGACAAGAAGGAACCACGTATCGAATATGAGGTAACTCCGATTGAGTTCTGAAAGTAGGAGGTACTTATGGCCAGACCAAACAAGCAGGGATTTCCTGAATGGAATCCTACAAATAAGACATTATCAATGCTTTCTAATATTTCAGAAAAAGTTAGATATAAAGCATTGAGAAATTCTTCAAGTGCATTTATAAATAGAAAAGACGTTAGAGATGCTATTTTCTCAAGGGATAATAATAAATGTATTATCTGTGGATCAACCGATAATTTGCAAATAGACCATATACATTCTGTATATTCTGTTATTAAAGGACAGTATCCATTGGAAAGATTAAATTCAGAAGAAAATCTGAGAACGCTGTGTAATCATTGTAACGCATCAAAAAAACCTTAAATATGGGAAGAAATAAGAAGATAGGTCTTGATTATTTCCCTTTTGATATTGATTTTTTTCAAGATTTGAGAATTAGAAAACTAATCAAATACCAGGGTGGTAAGGCTGTTACAGTATATGCTCTCCTGCTATGTAATATCTACAAACAAGGGTATTATATGAGGTGGGATGAAGAGTTGCCTTTCTTTGTATCGGAACAAACGGGCTTTGAAGAGGCGTATATACGTGAGGTCATTAAATGCTGCTTGGTAATCGGGTTATTTTCTAAGGAATTGTATGATTCTGAAAAAATATTGACGTCAAAAGGAATACAAGAAAGGTACCAGAAGATATGCGATTTATGTAGAAGAAATAATGAAATTTGCGAATATAACATCATTTCTTCTGAAGATATATCTTTTTCTTCTGAAGAAAAGCCTGTTTCTTCCGCAAAAAGTACACAAAGTAAAGTAAAGAAAAGTAGAGTAAAGAAAAGTAAAGAAAATGATAAAGAAATATCTCCAGAAGGAGATACAAAGAAAGACGAGCTTTCTTTGAATCCTCATCCGCAAATAGAGCATGTTGATTTTGTCAGATTGCAGGAATACTTCAATACTACTTTCAACGGTAAATTGTCAATGGTCGTGAACATGACCGAAGCAAGGCGCAAGGCTGTCAAGGCAAGAATAGCCCAGTACGACAAGGAAACTGTATTCACCGTATTGAAGAAGGTGGCTGCCAGTCCATTTCTTTTAGGGTGTAACGACAGAAACTGGAAGTGCGATTTTGACTGGATTTTCAAGGCTGGAAACTTCACTAAGATATTGGAGGGTAATTATGACGAAAAACGAAATAACAATACGGCAGGAGGCAGAAAGGAATCAGTTAGCCGTCTTAAAGGCCTCGCCGAAGCAATACTTACAGATTCTGAAACCTAAGAGTATCGATGATGTTTTTTCATCATCAGTGCCGGCACTTGTAAAAGTTGCCATGGAATTCGGAGAAAATCATGCACGTGCAATTGTTGTGATATTGCTGTCGGAGGTTGTGGATTTCTTCAATGCGTCAAATACAATGAATGATTCACAGGTAGCCATTACAACTGATTTAATTATCGAGGAATATCCGTATTTCAAGATTGATGATTTGAAGTTGGCTTTCCGAAATGCTATGAAGGGTAGATACGGAGAGATATATAATCGTCTGGATGGCTCTGTTATCATGGGATGGCTGAATCAATACAATCGTGAGAGATGCGCTAAGGCTGACGTAATATCGTACAATGAGCATAAGGTAAGAGTTCAGGAGGAATCTGGGTTGTATTATGATGATTACCGCAAACAATTGAAGGTTCTGGCATCACATGGAGACAAGAGTGCACAGGAAGCGCTCCGTAGATCTGATGATATACTTTCCTTCATGAAAGAGAAGAAACTTGAAAGACTGAAAAAACAGCTTGAAGAGTATGACTGCAAACATAAGGGTGTATGAAATAAAGTTCAACAAAAAAGGGCTTAGGAAAAAGGATGAGATATGTAGTCATTTTGAATGGTACAATGTCCATCTTACAGTTAACGGACATTGTATTGTACGTGTTAGCATGGATAAGATGAATGCGTTTGAAAAGACTGTTGAACGTGAATTTATTTCAGTGATTAAAAGGCTATAAAATGGCGAAGTTTCTGTTTGCAAAACTTGTCATTCTGAACTATCTTTACTGATGTAATAAACTAAAAGTCAAACCAATAAATATTAAAATTATGGCACAAATCGAAAAAATAACGGTGATGTACATACATACTTCACCGATGAATCCTCGAAAGACATTTGATGAGGAAAAGTTGGAGGAACTTGCACAGAATATTGAAGAACAGGGTTTGTTACAGCCTATCACAGTCAGGAAAATCAGCGATGAAGAAACACATATTGATGAAGAAACCGGCGAGGTTGTATCTGTAGAACCGAGGTACGAGATTGTATGCGGTGAAAGACGTTTCCGAGCATGGAATATGCTGGCTAAAAAATCTGACAAGTACAATGAAATACCTTGCATAGTAAGGGAAATGACTGACGAACAGGCTTTCGACGCTATGATAACAGAGAATTTGCAGCGCCAGGATGTAGATCCTGTTGAGGAAGCGATAGCATTTTCCTTGCTTCTTGAAAACGGAAATGCGGTTGAGGACATTGCTGTCAGATTCGGTAAGTCAATCAGATTCATTCAGGACAGAGTTAAGCTGAAAGGGCTTATTCCTGAGCTTATAGATATGTTAAGACAGGAACTTATCCCAATATCAGGAGCAATGTTGCTGGCTAAACTCGATATAGATGCGCAGAAAGAATTCTATAATGAGAACGTGAATGGTGAGAGTGCTGCAAGCATATCTGATATAAAGGAATATATTGATGACTTGTTCTGTGTTATTGATAAGGCACAGTTCTTTTCTGAGGATAATTTCAGTGATGCGATTCCATCATGTTCCGGATGCATCAATAATACGGCAAATCATGGGTGCCTTTTCTATGAAATGAAAGGAAAGGAACAGAAGTGCATTAATCGTGAATGTTTCGAGAAGAAGCAGCAGGAATATGTCAAATACCGTGTCATGAAGGAGGCTGACAATCTTGTTAAAAAGGGAGAGCCGCTGACATTCGGAAAATCAGTCATTCTAATTGAATCTCCAAAATCATGGGATAATGAAAATGAGAAGAAGAGAAAGGAAGATGCAGTCAGGATGTACAATTATATGGGCTTTGAGGTAGTGTATGATAACGTATTCGACCATCAATGCTGGTATAATGAGGGTGATGAAAGAATTGCAGAGAAACTCGAAAATAATGAGTTGTATAGATGTATTGAGGTACTTAATTATAGAAGACCTGAATTCAAGGTTTCTTTTTATTATCTCAAGAAATCTTCATCTGTTAAAGGTGCTTGTACTGTATCAAAGCAGATTGAGGCAGAGAATATCAGACAGAAGATTAAGCGCAATAAGGAACTCATGGTTGAGAAGTCAACTGAAACCATGCGTAAATGGGCAGATGATATGACTGACTATACAAGCAAATCCGATGGAATGACATTGAACGAGCAGACAATTTTGGATGTGTTGGTGTTGAAGAATTGTGGGTATCAGTTCCTTAATTCAATAGGACTGAAAACAGGTCAGATGGATATGGTGAAATATGTTACAGATAATGCTAAGGATAGAAACAGATGGTACAGAGAATTTATTCGTACAAAATTATCTGAAGCTTCTGTAATGTATGACAGTCAGTTGAAGGAATTGCAGAATATGCTTTTCAGCGAGCAATATCCTGAAAAGTACAATGAGATGACTTCAAAACTCAAAAGTGCATACTCCAAGAAGGAAGAGAAGATGAATGAGAGACTTAAGGAACTTGAAAGTGAGCAGTAAATTAGAATACGGAGGAGTCATTTAGACTCCTCTTTTGTTTAACCTTAACAACCATTATGGAGAAAATTCATTCGCCCTGAATCATTTGCTTAATTGATATATAGTCCGATAACAATAACTTAGATAATTATGATTACGTTAAACAGACTTGCAAAAAGATGTTTTGATATAGCGTTGAAGCGAAAAAAAATGACAGAAACTACTTCTCCTAAAGCCGTAGTGCTGGCCATATCGTCAGAATGGAGGGAACTTGCTGAAGCTGGTAAGGAGCGAAGCAATCATATACCATCCTGGAGTGAACGTGAGGAAGAAGCCGCAGATGTCATAATAGCTACGCTTACCTATCTTGAGAAGATAGGATGCAATGACATCGAACGACTATTGAAGGATAAGGTTGAGTTTAATTCATACCGCGTTGACTAAGTGATGTTCCGGCTATTGTGTGATGTTGATTATTAGTGTTGTTGATTTAAATAGTTGGTATATGACAACAGAATTTGATTTCAAAACAATCCAGATCAGTTTGCTGGATTTCAATAAGGGCCAGCTTGATGGCCTTCCGAAAAATCCCCGGTTCTTCAGGGATTACCGTTATGATGCAATGAAGAAAAGCATAGAGGACAGTCCTGAGATGCTTAATCTTCGTGAACTAATTGTCTATCCTGTAGGAGAAAGATACATTGTAGTGTGCGGTAATTTAAGACTTAGGGCCTGCAAGGAACTTCCTTGCAAGGTTCTAAATCCTGAGACTCCTGTAAAGAAGCTGCGTGAATATGCGACAAAGGATAACGTGTCATTCGGTGAGAATGATATGGACGTGATGATGAACGACTGGGACAAGTCTGAACTTCAGGACTGGGGTATTGAGTTTGCTCCGGAACCTGAAAAGGACGAATTCAAGGAGCGTTTCGAAGCCATAACGGATGAAACTGCTGTTTATCCACTTATACCCAAGTATGATGAAAAATATGAGCTATTCATCATTATGTCGGCTAGTGAAGTGGATAGCAACTGGTTACGTGAAGCACTTGACATGCAGCACATGCAGAGTTACAAGACCGGTAAAGTGAGCAAAAGCAATGTAGTTGATATTAAGGATGTACGCCATGCAATTGAGAATCGTAATACCAAGTCATAAGCGACATGACAGGGTGTTCGCTAAAAAGCTGGTGAACGACCCGATAATCTGTGTGGCAGAGAGCCAGGCGGACCTATACAGACAGTTCAATCCAGATTGTGAGATAGTCACTCATCCGGACGATGTTGTAGGACTCATCCCCAAACGTAACTGGATGGCTAAGCATTTCGGAAACTTGTTTATGCTTGACGATGATGTTCACTCATGCAAATCTATATGTGTAGAAAAAGGAGAACCGTCGAGGATTAAGGATAAGAACGAGATAACGCGTATAATATTCAATCTTGCCGAGATTGCTCAGATGCTGGATGTGCATCTGTTCGGATTTACTGCACGAATATCTCCGGTCATGTACGATGAAACTGCATTTCTATCGTTGTCAAAGATGATAACCGGATGTTCTTATGGCGTGTTTTACAACAAGAACACATGGTGGAATGAAGAGCTCAGGCTTAAGGAGGATTTTTGGATTTCCTGTTACATGAAGTACAAGGAAAGAAGAATACTTACTGACCTAAGATACAACTTCGAGCAGAAATCCACATTCGTCAACTCCGGAGGACTGGCAGCCTTCAGGAATCAGGCTGAGGAACAGAGGTCGATAATGCTTATAAAGAAACATTTCGGCGACAGCATCAATCTCAAGGGAACTACCAATAACGGTAAAGACAAGACCAAGCAGCTTGTTCAGTACAATATAACGTGTAAGTTCAAGTATTGATAAATGGCGTAAAAATGGCGAAGTTTCTGTTTGCAAAACTTGTCATTCTGATTTAATTTTACTGATGTAATAAACTAAAAGTCAATGCTATATGCTTATAAGAACCGTTAGAGGATATGATTTTTTTGAGGTTTCTTCAGCCATGCAGAAGGCGATAAGGAGAGCTGATGCGGCGGTTGCCGGATATTTTGCTCTTGAGTTGTGGACCAGTGGATATAGGGACTATGTATGGAAGAGACTTTTTACCATAAGTGCTGAGGATTGTTACGGTGTGATAACGAAAGAGATTGAAGCCTTGTGGCAAGGTCATGAACTGGTTAACAAGGGAAGCAAGGAGCCAAAGGGTAGAATATTTGTCAGCAAGGCAGTAATACTTCTGTGCGAGTGTCGTAAATGTAGGGACGCTGATCACCTGCAGAACTTCATTTATGACAAACTTCTGATAGATGCTGATGAATGGTTGGAAGATGTAAGGCAAAATCCGATACCAATTCCTTCATATACATTCGATGTACATACCAGAAGAGGAAAGAAGATGGGACGGACAAAAGAGGAATTTTTCAGAGATGAATATGAATCTTTGAATCCCAGGGAAAAGGGACTGTTTGATGGTCTCATGTAAGAATATGCCACGCTTTGTCGTGGCATATTTATTAAAAGTCAAACCAATAAAGAAAGAATTATGGGAAAAGAAATGTACGGCCAAAGTTGTTTTGATAGCCGTGAAGAGAATGTTTCAAAAAAGATTGATCTGGAAAAGAATCCAAATGGTACAGAAATCAAGGTTTACCAGCAGCGTGAACGTGAAAAGCATGGAAGATATGTTTCGGTTCCTGGAGACAAAACGCATACACGTATTTTCGTGCGTGACGGTGAGGATGCGGAAAAGAAGATAGCCGCATACTTGGAGAGAATCAACAACCGGCCTCAAAAATGGAACTGATATGGAAGACGTAAATAAAAAAATATTTATAGAATACGTATCCCACTTGTATAGTACCGATAAAAGC